TTCGTTGACGGCCGGATCGTACGGAGCGTAATGACCCGCATCGGAACCGTTGCTCTTGGTGTTGGGAACGACAGCGCAACCCAGGTAGAAGGTGCCTTTGACGTTGCCCTGCGCGCCGGTGAAGTGGACGAAACTGCGGCTGTAATCGGTCTGGACGTATCCGAGTACGCCATCAGTCGCAGCCAATGACGTCAACGTGCTCGGGGTTGCACCGATCCAGGGGAGGCGCAGCACGAAGCGGGTCTGAATACAGGTACCCATTTCATGCATGTAATTCGTGACCTGCATCTGGTCCGGACGCTGCGTGAGCAGGAGATACTTGATGCCGCCGGCCAACGTCGGATCGGTGATCTGAATTCCGCCGATGTACACGAAGACATCGCGAACTGCGAAGCCCACGGCCTTTGCTTTGCCGCCAGGGATCAGGGTGCAAGCATGCGCCCAGGTAACGTCGCCCGCCGAGATCGTAACCACGATGCCGTCAGGCAGAGTGACTTGATCGCCAGCGACGCCATCGGTCGGAGCAGCAAGAACTACGTGCTCGCCTGCGGCCTGAACTTTGAGACCGGTCTGAGGATTGGTGACGGTGCCCACATCGTACTGGGAGTACACGATCACGCAGTACTGACCGCCATTGGCTTTCGTACCCATATCGCCGCAGGTGTAACCGGCGGGAATCAGTGCGCCGCTCTTGTCGACGCCGATGAGGTAACCCTCGCTCAGGACGACACCGGCTGCTACCGGGTGACCTTCGGCGCGACGCCGAATCGGCAACCAGGCGGCCGGATAAGGAACCGGCATGAAGGGACGGAACTCATCGCAAGCATCGGGCGAAGGGGTAGTGTGACCCCTACGGTCAACGCCATAAGTCGTGCCGCGAAAGTCGTTGAACTGGTCGAAACCAGGAACAGTAGTGAAACCTGAGGACATTGGAAAATCTCCTAAGAACTATGGTTGGGCGGGACGGTTATTACTCAGTTGCTTTCTTGAACCGCTGGCGGGCCGCATGACGTCTGGATTCTGCGGGGTCCATGACTGGGAACTTCACTGGGATCTCGATCGCGTCTGTATTCTCGACCGTCGTACCTGCGCCTTTGGCGGCGTCGTCAGTGCCGGCCTTGGGAGCCGGGTCAGTCACCTGCGCGCTGTCGGATACCTCAAGCCCGGTAGGTTCGGTGACCTTGGCGGCCGAGGCTGCTCCTGCGGGCTTTGCCCACTGAAGCTCTTCCAGGATCTCGTCGCGCATATCGGTCAGGCTGGAAAGATCCCGTCCCGCGCGCTTCGCGATCGCTTCACTGATCTGGTCGGTGGTCAGGCCTTGGAAGCCTTTTGCACCTGACAGAACTTTATGCAGAACGATCATCGTTGCCAAAGTGTCCTTGCACTGTTTCAGGATCTTCAGCTTCGAGTTCTCTTCCGCGACGACTGCGTCTCGCAATTCCTTCTCAGTCGCGTCGAACTTCGTGATCGCGTCGGTCAAGGTATCGTGTTCCGACTTCGCGATGACCATTACGGAATCTTCATCCTTGGTCAGCCAGCGCATGTAATCGTCATGCTCTTCACGGCTGTACCAGGAACTGATCAGGGAACCGAGTGCCCAGCGGAGATGACGCTTGCGATCGTCGGGCAGGGCTGCATACTGGGTGTCCAGCGTGTTGACCGTCCCACGTACTTCTTCGTGCGCGTCTTTGCACTGCTCCATCTCGAAGACCTTCTTCACGGCATCGGACATGACCAGGCCGTCTGCGTTATCGAGGGTGCAGCCATCCTTGCCGTCGCATCCCAGGGATTTACCCTTGCGGTCGAGACAACCTTTGATCTTTGCTTTGGTCGCGGCGGAGACACTGGCCCGGCCCAACAGCCGTTTTCCGGCGGTAACATGGGCGCAGTCTTCGGCGGGGAAACTACGGTTGGGGCCACAGAAGCTGGTGCCCTTCAATTTCTTCCGCGCTTCGGAACTCAACTTTGCGTCTGTCATCTGGGCATCGGTCAGGACGCCTTCGGTCTTCATCGCGTCCAATTCAACTGCCAGATCCGCGTACAGTTCGTCTTCTGTTCTGGAGAAGAAAGCCTTATCCAGGTCATCGGTCAGCGCGTCAGTCCAGTCACAGGCACCATCGGCGCAATCTGTGGTGTCGGATGTAGATGTAGGCAACACGGTTTTGGCAACTGCGGCGTCAGCGGCGGCGATCTCACTATCAGCCTTCTGACTGTCAACACTGCGGACGGGAATTACTTCCCAGTCATTTGCCTTGATCTTGGCCACAACGGTCGAGAGGAGTTTCTTGGTCTGTTTCTTGCCGGCATCGGTGTCGGCTGAGTAATCGGTGAGTTCCTTGCGAATCGCCAGGGCGCGTTCCGATGTAAGGCCCGCGGACTTGATCTCGTCGGATATTGCTTTCAGGTCGATCATCTCAACTTTGTCCTCAACTCTTTCAATGTCCGCGCTGTAAAGCGCGTCGGTCAGTACCAGGCCAGCGGCGGTGGTGCGCTCTGTCTGTTCGCGAAGCGGCAAGCCAAGGAGAAATGCACGGTGGCGGCTATCGGTCAGTCGTTCGATACTCAAGGTGGTGGCGAACGGATCGGCTGGCTGATTCACAAAACTGCATTCGTGGAAGTCCATCGAACCGGAAATCACGAAAGCCAGTTTGCCGTCGTACTTCTTGCCGAGCTGATGATCGCAACGATCATCGACGGCCCAATCCTGATGGCATACTGAACAAACTGCGGAGTCGGTTCCGAAACCCACCGAGACGGTCAGGAACTCTTTGCGGAGAACCTTGTCGATGGCGTCAGGCTCGGTAATCTTCAAGCCCAACTCGATGTACCCGAGTCCCCGGTAATCTTTCTGGGAACAGAGGTTCTCGACGATCCAATCAACCGTCTCCAACGTGCTCATCCGCTTCTTAGCGTCCGAACAGTAGAAGACCGAGTCGTTCAGAATGGGATAGTCGGCCTTGTACAGGTACGACAGATCCACATACTTTGCTTCCAGCACGCGACCCAGCGGATCAGCTTCTTCATCGTGGTGAGGAAGTACCGGACGCGGGTAACAACTCATGTCCACCCAGGTCGGCGTTCCTGTCATCATCTTGTCGGGGCGGTAGAACCGCATGTTCCCGTTGATGATTCCGCTGTGCGTAGCGGCTACCCGCACCAGAAGGCTTTGGGTAAGACCTTGTTCGTCGTAACTGATAAGCCGCTTGTCGGCTGTCCTGAGGTCCAGTGTCAGGAAGTCCCGCATGTACAGGCGAGGCATGAAACTATTACTTACCTGGATCGAGTGGAGTTACGAGACGGCGAAGAAGATTAGGATTCGCGATCGCTTGTTCCAGGGGAACCTTCTGGACGGGATTCCCGGCTGGCTTCATCGGAATGTTCGAGTTCGTTGACATTCAGGCCCTCGTAGCAGTCCCGGCTCAGTTCTTTCTCTACGAGAGCGAACATCAAGTCCGGGTCAGTTGTCTGTCCGACTTTTGATTTCAGTCGGTCAATCTGCATCCGGAGTTGGTTAGTATAGGAACTTCCGCGCTCTGCTATAAGTCGTGCGAAGAAATTGTCGATCGCGCGCGCGGAAATAGATTTCCAATTAGTCGTTTCACCCGCTATTTGCGCGGCTTCCACGGAATCCTTCAAATGTGAGAAGAGTCCGATCTGAATTGCAGAGCTACGCGCTTTTCGTGGCGAATTGTTCTTCCCGTGTTGGTTTTCCGGACGCATCTTATTCGCCGTGGATTTCTTTGTCGGCGTGGCTTTCTTGGCGGTGGAGGTCTTGCGTCCGCTCTTACCTTTTTTCCCACCTTTCTTCTTGGCGCCGCCGGCCACCGGCCGCGGAGTATTCTTGGCAACCTTGATATCGACATCTCCCTGGGCCTTGGCCAATCCGACAACGTGCCGCTGGAAGTGCGTATCCTGGTGCTCCTCGTCCGACATCCCCTTCTCGCCTATCCGCTTGCGGTATTCGGAATGGGTGATGCCGTTATTCTGGTAAAGCTGGGTTGCGTGCGTCTCTTCCTTGATCTTGTTGTCCATGTCGATCTCTTTGAACATCAACTTGACGTCGGCGATCGCGTTCTGGACGGATAAGGTAAAGTTTGCTTCCGAGAACAGTTCCCGCAGGATTTGCATCGTCACCTGGTCGGCAAACTGGTCGAGGTCGTACTTGATCGAATCTTTCAAGGCCTGCGAGACGTTGTCGGCGGTCGAACGGTTGGCGGTATCGCCTTCGCCCATATCCAATGCGCTTACGCCCAGACCGGTGAAGATCCGCTTCTTGTAATGTTCAATGAGATTGGAAGGGTCGAGGGATTCTCCCTGAGCGCCCGTGTTCTCGACGGACACTCTTTGATCGGTTACGAAAACGCCTTCTTTTGGCATCTGCTCGATCAGGTTACGAGTGGCATGGATCTCGCTGAGACCTCCGGGAAGATAACCGGCGGGAGCATCGTCCGTGCCAACTTTTACGTGAAGTAGCGGAAAGAGGAAGTTGAGAAACAGAAGCTCGACATTTTCTTCCAACCGCCGCAATGCAAAGATATCGTCACGTACGGCTTGCAGCCGAGGAGTACCGAAGATGTGCCCGGGCTTACGGTCCCACTTGAAATGGATGATGTCTTCCGGTTTGTAATCGTCCCAGGGTTTAACGCTCCAGTTATAGAATCGTCTCCACTTGACGATGACCCCTTTGTCGACAAAGGGAAAGATCGTGTGCGGGGGGATCATGGCAAAACCCGCGATCGGAGCCCGGTTCTTATTGAGTTCGTTGGAAACTCCGCCGGATTCTCCATCTACGTTCGATCGCAGTTTCAACAGGAAACAGTTGGAGCAGAGCGCCAGGCAGGTAAGAACTTCGCGCATGAAGTTCGCCCAGGTGATTCCCATCACGTAGGCGATCTGATTGATGCGCTTGTTGATGTACTTGATCAGTCGTGCATTTGCTCCATTGAACGAATACCCGTTGCGAAACATCAACGACGTGCGGCGGCGGACGGCCTGCTGCACGTAGACTTCGACATCGTAGAGAGTGAAACCTTCGAGGAGTGGATATTCCGGTTTGATCGGCCCGTAATGCGCCCAGTAATTCCCGGACCAGTCCGACTGGTTCTCGACTTTTGCCAGAGATCCCGTGGGAACAATTACTTTCTTGCCATCCTTTTCATCGGCTCTAATGAGACGATCTTCCATTGCAAGGTAAGCGGGCCGCAAGGATCGCGATCTATCTCCGAGACCTTCGGTGGCTGCATTGATCTCTTTCCCGTTGATCTTTCTGGATTTCACGAATTCAGGAGTCGAGTGAACGACGCCTGCCGTTGTATCCAATTGGCGGTAACTGCGGGGATCGAGGGCTTTATGAACCTGGAGATCGGCCAAGTCGGGCAGAGGCGCTCCTGCGATTACTGCCACAGGTTGTTCGGTCGTGGTAGGTGTATTGACGTTAGGTAGCACTCGGGGCTCCAATCTGGACCTGGAGAATGTCGCTGGTAGTTACTCGATTGGCCCCGCCAGCGTTAAATACGGTTTCGGCACTGTCGGGAACCGGGGGAACGGTCGGCGGAGTAACGACCACGCTTCCATTCTGGATAGCGTAGGAAGACCCACTCGGCGACGTAAGGTTGTTTAGTATGCGTCCCATCGATTCCAGTTGATCCTGGGAGGTGACGGGGGTCGGACTTGTCTGTCGTTCTTGAACGAAGGCTTTTGCGATACCGATCAGGGATGTAACGGCCTGCAACGAACACATGAGCTGAATGCGATCGTTGGTATCCCCGATCCGGCGATTCTGGAGTTTACGCAAGGAATCCTGAATCAGTTGGTTCTTCTGATCGACTGTGTTGGTGGCCCAATTTAGATGGGAAGCGAGCGAGGCAACACCCGATGTGATCGGGCCGCAGACCTGATTCCAGGCGTTCTCAATGGAAGTCCCTGGCGTATTGAGGGCTAGGGGATTGGCCGTTATCGTTCCCTGGCTGGATGCGTTGGCGCTGGGATTCGAGCCCGAACCGGAGCAAGGATTACCCGATACCATACCCTTGAGTCCGCCGGAAGCCACGAACCCTACCTTTGAACCGACGGACTGGGCCATACGCGCCAGACCGGCGACCTGGCCAACGGAGACTTTCAAGGGAGCGACCGCGAGATTAAACATGCGGTCCATCTGATTGAAGATGGAACCGACTTCCGACAGCATGCGCACGAACATGAAGTTCGTCAGATCACTCCCAAGGGCACTCAGCGATACACCATGCGTGAGAGTCTGAAGGGCAGACAGGGCAGTCCCGACCTTCATTAGGTCTTGGATTGGATCGTTGAAGAATTTATCTGCGATGTTTGCGATGTCAGCCTCGACGTGCCCCGGCGTGGTCATCAGGCAAAAGGTTCGGCTGTAGTTGTTACTCACGCTGTCGAGGTAATCGTTGAAGAGCTGATTCGCCGTCGGAGACAGATCCAGTCCGGCCGTGAGAGTCGAGGTCGTACCTCGGTAGGCAGGATAGTCTGCGATATCTTCCGCCAAGTTTTGACAGATTAGCTGGTCGCCTTTCAGCGTGCGCAGGAACATTGAAAGATTGCTCGCGTAATCCAATGACGATGTCACGCCGTCTTCGAACGCTTTCGTCGCGGTCATCAGGTCGGCGACTTGATAAGGAGACGCCTCCCGGTCGGCATCGTTTCCCAGAGCCGCATCCATCTGCATGAGGGCAAGTTCGGAGTCGAGCATGTTGTTATACATCTCGATCGAGATTCCGGGGATAGGGTCCGTGGTCTGGTAGATCCTTCCTAATGCGGCCGCCAGATCAGGATTCTCACCGGCGGCGAAGGTCACACCTGAACCTGCACAACGATTCAGAACGATTGTTTGAAGATAGGCGGCTGTGATACCGATGTCGTTGAGTCGAGAAATCAGTTGGCCTGCCAGAGTTTGGGACTTCTGGGAATTCTGGGACGTGACCGCGACAGGGAGAACCCTGAGTGGGGCCGGTACCGTTACCGGCGGGGTGTACACGTATTGGAATGGTTCAAAGGACATGCGATTAGACGCCCAACTTTTGACCTACTGCTTGAACACCAACCGTTAATTCACCGGCTGACGAAGAGAAGACTGCGCCCATATTGGGGAAGTCGAGGACTTTCTTTCCGACATTTCCAAGTACGGGGGCGATCGTCATGAGTTTGGCAACTTCCTGGTTTCCCAGGATCATGGGCATGATGGCCTGCCAACTTGCGATCAGGACTCGGGGATTAGCCATGGTGTGTTTCAGGAATTGAACCTTGGCATCCACTACGCCGTGGAAGTTGCTGGTCAGGTCTTTCAGTTGAGCATCATGCCCCACGGATTGAAGATTCGGCCATTTGGTCAACTTATCGATGGCCGTGACATCAATCGGTAGATTGAACTGAGCGTAGTAATCTCCGAGATTGGAAGAGACGTCCACTTAGTAAGATCTCCGGTTTCCTTTTCCGTATCGTTCCCGAGTGGTCTGCTGATTACGAAATATAGAAGTACGCATGCCGACTGAAAAAGCTCTACTCGCTCCGGCATTGCTCGGCGCGATCATTGCGCCATTTCGTTGGGCCAGGACGATGTTCCAGTCGTCTTCTTTATTCTTGGTGGATTGCGTGACGCGGGATGGAACGCCCTGCGCACTCATTCGCTGCCGAGCGGCGGCGATCTTGGCTTCTACGCCTCCACCAAACGATGACACATGCATAAGCTGTGCCAAACGGTTGTGAGCATTGGGGTCAAAGAAGAGGCCGTAATTCAACTCGATGCCCAGCATCGAGAGCATCCAGGCGTCTAAATCATGATCGCCTTCGGTCTTGGCCTCGTAACTGGAAGCCTGTCCGTTGGCACTCCAATTCTTGACTCGGTAATCCCGCATCTGCATCTCAAGTCGTTCGTCCTCTGCGGAGATCGCGACCCTGAGTTGTTCCATGGCGATCTGGGCGCCTTCGACCATGAACGGTTTGGTCTCGCGCTCCATTTCCTTGTCGTCGATGTAGGGGGAATTGGGATCACGCTTGGGAACAAGCCGGTTGGTCTTCAGTTGTTCCTTGGAGCCGACGAAGTTGGCGCGCATCAGGCGCTGGTCGTGGGCTTCGAACCCCTTCTCGGGGTATCGCCCAAGTTTGCGCAGTAATTCGTCTTGCGCGAAACCGAACCCTCTGTCGCAGTAGATGTGATCCAGGTTCCAGAGACGATTGAGAAGCTGGATATGCCGGAGGCTGGTATCCGTTGTCGCGCCATCCTGGTCGATTGTTTCTTTATAGACACAGCGGCGGATGCCGGTGGCCGGGTCGTACTCGGTAATTCTGATCCGTGTTCCGGTTCCCTTGCCGTTCCAGTCGCAACCCAGGATGTAGTTTCTGGCCGGGTTGTATTTGCAGTCGTACCAGTTCGTCTGGATGACTTCCATCATGTTGACGGAGTATTCGATCTCGGCGTAGCGGTATTGTTTCTTGGCCGCATCAACGGTGATGGACTTGAAGACGCCAGCTTCCAGGTCGCCGAACAGTGCCAGGTATTCATGGTTGTAGCGGTCGGCCGTCTTGGCTTCTTTGCGATACTTCAGTTCCAGTTCCCGGTTCCAGCCGACCTTCATGGTGATCGGGATGTAGAACTCGCGGTATTCCGAAAGGCCGCAGCACATCTGCCAATACATCGATCGCGCGCCGGTCGGTGTCGAAGATCCATGGAACTCGGACTCAGGGAACCGGCGCAGGAGCGCCATCACGGCATCGTAATCAGCCTCGGCCAGGTAATCCTGTTCGTCGAGTCGTACACGTCTGGGACTCTGTCCGCGAATCGCGATGGCCCCACGGCCAGCCTTCGACCCAGCGGTAAACACCTTGATCTTGGACCCGGACCCAAACTTAAAAACGAAGTACGGAGATTGCTTGGAATTCTTCAGTGACGTCCGTAATCGAGGGGAATTATCAATCTGATTATTGATTTCCTCGTACCAGAGTTGAGCCTGAGCTTTCGCAGGACAGAGCACGAGGACTTCGTAGTTCGGCTTGGTGAAACACTTCTGGAGTTCGAGGATGACACCCAGGGTGGTCTTTCCCATGCCGCGGCCCATGCGATCGACCTGATACTGTGCGGTGCATTGCAGGACTGGAAGTTGAAAGGGATGCGACTCTATGGAATACGGAACGAAGTTTCCGTCTTTATCTTTGAGAACGATGTAACGCTCGGCCCAGTAGAGAACATCGAGCATCTCGCGCGCTTCCTCATACGACAGGTCGGAGGACTCGGCGGCATACTGGAAATCTTCCTCGGTGTAAACTCCTTCGCAGTTCGGCTCGAATGGAACGTCTGGATACTTCTTCCTGAACTCTGCCTGGCATTGCTGACACGTCGGGTGTTGCATACGACGGTGCAAGCCCGGGTACGAGGGCTTGGTCTTCGCGCGTTCGGCGACCTTCTTAAAGAAAGGATCGGCCATGAACTCTTCACGCGAACGCAGATTTTCAATGGGTACGAAGTCGGACATGGATTTGGACAGGGAAGATAACCAGCGCGTATCTGTGAAGGACAGAAAGAGGCGCTGGCCGTGATGCTGGCTGGATTAGTGACCGGTGACGTTGACCGTCATCGTTAAGCCGGCGGAAAAGTTCAAGACCTCGACTTTGATGGGGAGCCCGTCGATGACAATGAGATCCTGGCCGCCGACGAACAACCCTTTGGAGTAGCGCGTGATCCGCGCGAACGATTTGACGAGAGTGTCTCCGGTGGAATCGACCCTATAGATGTTGAGGTCACAGAATCCATTGGGATCGCTGAAGAACGGTGAGATCTCGTAACGCTGACAACCAAGAGATACGGCTGCCGATTTCGTTGCCGCCGCCACTGAGTTGATGGGCGTGGCGCCCGGGGCCTGCCGCGGCTGAAGATCTCCGACCGTGAACGGCGTCTCGAACCCCCAGATGGGGGCGCACGGAATCGGAAGTCGCACATAAGGTGCGACTGGGAGCTGTGACGGGAATTCCTCGTCCTGCCACGTCTGAACTGGCGGCAAGAACCCGGCGCTATCCGGCAAAGTCGAAGGTACAGGCTGAGGCAATGGATCTTGCGGCTGGCCGGCGGGGTCGGGCGGAAAAGTGACGTTCGGTACTGGCATGAGATCTCCTTATTGGTGATAGAACACAGCCTCTTGGCCTAAGAACCTGCGGGACGCTACGAGCGTGGCATTCATCTCTTGAATGGCCGACATACGTGAGGCTTTTGCCGAAAGCGTGTCTTGGTAATCGCCACCCATTTCCAGGCGACGGACGTTACGTGAAAACTGGGACATCTCGCGGAATCCGCGTGCCAGGGACTTGCCAAACATCGCATTGGGGTACATGGCTGCCAAAGGCGCCAGTGCCGCGACGGCAACAGGTCCAATACCGGGAACCAACATCAATCCGGTGGCGAATGCTGCTGACATGATCGGAAACGTCGTCAATCCCATGGTCCGGCCGGCCAGGGTAGGAAGACGTTCTCCGGGTTTCTGGCGGGCGGCGTCGGCGGCAGCGAACGGAAGTCCTACCATCAGGCCGCTCATACCTGCGACCCGCATCGAGCCCCAGATCCCGGCCTTAGATGAAAGATTGCTGGCCGCTGTCTGAAAAGCTGCTTGTCCTGGGAAATTCACGGGTTAATGCCTCATGTTGTGGAGGCCGAATACCATGTCGCCCGAGGCGTTCATCATTCGTGCCCGATCGGCTACGGAAGTGTCGGAATATTGAGTCTGTCCGGCTGCGTCAGTCTCACCATAGGTAGACGACTCCGGCGCGCGCGTCGCGGCGCGAACGCCACCGTATATGGCGGCGCTGGCGAGAACTAACCCAGCCAGGCCTCCTGCTTTCTTTCCACCAGCACTGAGACTGCTGTATTTGAGGGCGGCTGCGGCAACGCCTTTGGCTACAACTCCGACTCCAGCTCCGATAGCAGCTCCTTTAGCTGCACCCTGGGTACGATCGCCTTCAGAAACCGCGCCGCCGATGATCGCCCCGACTCCAGCTCCGACTCCGGCGAAAGCCAGGGTCGAACCGTGCGATCGGTAGAGCGAAGTCATTCTGCCTTCGACACCCTGCATCGTGTGTTCGTAGGCTCCCTGAGTGGCAGGGCCGACCATCCGGCCTGGGAGATGCGTGGCGCGCGCGGCGCGCGCAGTGGCCTTGGCACGTAAACGGTTGTACTGCCGATTGCTTGCTTGGAATCTGTTCTTGAGTCCGGAAGCCGCGCCCTTCAACGAGAACTTACTCGCAGCAGCGTATCCGGCCGCCGCCGCCCCGGCGCCAAGGAAAGCAAACGTCCCGGCGACGCCAGCACCCCGGTCGATCTTATCTTCCGTACCCGAGTCTTCCGGGGCAGTCCGGATGCCGGTGTACATGCCGGCGAGAGCTGATGCCCCCGCGGCTCCGAGCATGAATTTGCCGGGACTGATCATTTATTTGCGGAACCTGTTAAGGAACTGAGCGGCTCTCTGGTATCCGGAGACCGCGGCGGAACGCACGCTTCCGAAGTCTTTCGCTAGTCCCTCGGTGATGTTCGGGTTTCTCAAAGCTCCCTGTAGACCAGCTCGACCTGCGAGACCAGCCATACTGGCCGCGGCTTTCACGCCACTCAACATGCCGCCGCCTTCGCGACCCATAGTGAACGCATCCCTGACAAGACCAGGAGCCCCAGACATCGCAGATATAGCCGACCTACCGTAGATTCCGGCACCTGAACTCAACCCGACACCCACGACGCCACCCACGACAGCACCCGCGGTGCGATGGTTGCGTCCGGCAAGCAGGGCTCCAGCTCCGGCACCTGCGGCCGCGCCGGCTCCGGCAAAACCACCGAGCCTGGCACGATTAAGAGGTTGACTGAAGACATTGAATCCCATAGAAATACTCCTTCACAGGTTGTGTAGTATAGGCAGGAAAAGACTTACACTCCGCGCATCACGCGCGACCCGATAGCGCGCACCGCGCGCGCCAGGCCGGAAACGATCGCAGATCCTTCACCGGCTCTCATAACTTGGGTGGTCTCGGCCTGTGCCGTCTGAACCAACTTCCGCATGGCACCATGGTCGATGATCAGTGCCTTACCTTCTTGGAATCCAAGATTCCCGGCATGCGCATCCCAGCGCCAACCCTTCGCGGCCAGGGTCTTGGTCATGTTCTCGACCATCTCTGGGGCCACACCTGCGGTTGTCACTTTAGGCATCACGTAAACATGGTGGCGTCCTACGTCGATCGCGGCGAGCGGTTTCAGGACTTCAGGCAGATCCGGGATTGCAGTCGCCTTGCCGTAACCGACCCGGCCGACCTTGTCGCCGAGATCAAAGACCATGTGCTCTTTGCCGGAGGCGATGTATTTCGGTTTGGCCGAGCTGAACTTGCCGAAGATATCTTCGATCTGATTGAGGGTCGTGGGCGTCTGGCCGAGGTCGTTGACGTATTCACCTCGCGCCAGGGCCGCCGCTATCTCACCGGACATGGCAGAACCCTGCCAGGGAGATCCGAAGTCGGTTTCAACCTTCCGCCGGGCGGCCATGACGCCGCTGTGTTGCAGGCCCTGGATCTGAGCTTTCCGATTGGGAGCCAGGTGCTTCTTGTTCGCGTGATTGTTCCAGGTTGTAGAGAGGAATTTCCCGGCTGCGAATATGCCAATCTGTATGCCAAATGCCTTGGCATAGAACTTACCTTCGGCCGCCATCCGTTTCTCAGCAGGAAGACTCTTGAGCACGGACTCCATTCGGAACATGTCGTGCAGGGAATGTCCGATCTCGATGCCTTCGAGTGGGGCCATGACCCATAGGCGTCTGGACTGTAGATCCCTGCCTCCTTGCAGCTTTTCACGTTTACGAGCCTTGAACGCAGCTCCGCCTGCGACCATGAGGCCAAAGCCAACGGCGATGCCACCTTCCACGAATCGAAAGTTATTATCGGCAGGAAGCATGAGATTATTTCGATTTGACGACGTTGACTTTGGCGGGGAGCTGGGGGACCCAGAAGTCGAGGGCGGTACGGGCTCGGTCTTTCTCGTCCCAGATGGCGATTACACCGGCCAGGACTTCACCGAATTCGACACCCGTGGTGTGATCTTCCCGGGAACAGGAAGAATCACGGTAGACGTGCGAATGAATGGTAATGAGTTTCAGTCCGTTGGCCTCGGCCGCGGCTCTCTTGGCATTGAAATCGTCGTCATCGTAGGTCACGGCGCCGCCATCGGCCTGGGTGAGCTTCAGGTTGATGAGTTTTTCAATATGAAACTGGCCGATACCAACTCGAACCAGAGCGCCTTCCATGTGCTCGCTCTTGTTTTTGTGGTAACGCAACAAAGCGCGGCGTATGAGGCCGCGCCTGTCTTTGTCTCGAATGAAGACATCTAATGCGCGCACGGGAGACTCCCTATGCAGCGGCGGAAATGTACTTATCGCCCGGCATCTTGAAACCGAAGGGGATATCTTTTTGAACCGGGGAGATGAGGGTAGCGATTGGGCCTTCAACTTTATCGACCACATACGCTGTGAGCGCACGCTTGGAGAGGCAGAAGCCGCTGCGCTTATGCCACCGATCGACAGCCGAGAGACTCGGTAATTGATATTGAACGATGCCGTCAAGTTCACGAACAACTTCGTGGTGAAGATGCCCGGTAAACCAGGCGCGGTTCTGAGTGCGTCCCCATGCCTCGCGGGCTTCGCTGGCCATCATGCCTGCCAGTTGTGCGACCTTCATGGAGTCCCCGTGACAGAATCCCAATAAGGTATTGCCGTATTCGGCATACTGTCTCGGTGTCGGCTGCACGATGCAGGTGACGTCTTCTGATTGGCGGAACCAGGCACGTACATACATCGCCATGGTCAATGAAGCCGCGCGATCGTGATTACCATCGACGGCGATCATCGTAACCGGAGCGATCTGGCGCAGATAGTCGATGTACTCAACGGCCAGTTCGGTGCCTTCCATGAGCATCTGAGCAAATGTCCCGTCCATGTCCTGTCGGGTGCCATGCGAGGTTTCATGTTCGCCGTTGTCTACGTGGAACCAGTCGCTGCCGATGGGAACGATGATTCTCTCCGGCCATCCATACCTGGCTACGTCGGTTCCCAATGCCGCAGTGTGGTGCATCAGTAGGTCGTGACACTCCTGTCGGCTGAAAGACTCTCCGGTCTCGTCACGCCATGCGCCTTTGCCGTAGTGGATATCGAAGGCAGCGAAGATCACGGCAAACGGATTCGTGGAGGGTTTCAGATCCAGCAGGGCTGGCTGATAGCGCGGCGCATTGTTCGAGATGTGCTCGAACAACGGCTGCATGACACTCTGTTCGAAGTCCCACCACTTCTCGGCGGCAACCTGTGTCTCCTGCCACTCGCGCTTGGCGAACTTGCGGAACAGCAACTGCCGCTTCATCTGAAGCGATTCTTCGACCAGTTCTCCTGTCGGTCGATCGCGTACTTCTTCGTCCGTGAACGGTTCTTTGTCGTGGGTCCAACCGTGGACCTGTTTGTATTCGTGGAACCATTGGCGCGGGAAATCGAATTGACGGCAGATCTCGTTTATGGTCGAGGGTTGGCCGTCCCAGTTGGAATAGGCCCGTACCATCGCCCGGTGCTTGACACCTGGCATCAAGATGGGTTTCGGGGCGCTATCCAGGAACGTGATATACGTGTCGCTGTCCCGGTTATAGGTGTAGTCTTCTTCGAAGAACAACGCAGCTCCATTGTCTTCGGGTTCCGCGACTGGTGGGGCCGCCGCTGCTGCGGGCTCGGCGGCCGGCGGCGGCGGTATCGGCTGGCAAAACTCTGGCGTGGGAATTACTGGTTCAGGTACGCCTTCCTGGGAGGCGGAGATCGCAATCGTTGATGGAATGACGACCCGGCGGCTTGGACTTGTCTTGGAATTCTCTCCAGTATTAGAAGTGCCGTGTTCGTTCAATCGGCGGCGAATGGTGTCCACTGAAACCCCATAATCGGCCGCCAACTCCCGTATGGATTTCGTCTGATCCTTGGTGCCGAGAATCTTTTGCAGAAGCTCGGAACCCGATGGGACTTGCAAACGTGGGCGCCCCGCCCCAGAACCAATACCTTTTCCCATTCCTACCTCGCAGGGTGATTGAAACGGGGCCGGTTAAGGCCCCGCTCCTCGGGTACAGCAACCTGCGGCGTTTCACCGCAAGTGGGGAAACTTGTTAGCCTTCGATAACGAGGCCGCGTTTCAGCCTCTCGGCGCGTGACGATTGAATTGAACTGAGGTCGGCACCCTTTTCGCCGCCTTCGTATTTCTTCTTCTTGGTCTTCATTTCGGGAGTCAATTCAAACGACTTCAATATTCTTGTACGTCTGGCAGATAGACCTTCCAAAACCTGTTGGTTGATGTGCAGTACTTTTTCCCATGCTATCGGGTCGCCATTACTCGCAGTCTCCTTGATGGAGATGTCGGACAGGCGTGCATGTTCAGCCTCACCGAGGATGTCCAGACAGCGTTGTTCCCCGAGGTCAATTGCTACCAGTTCGGAGATCGTTACGCGATCCGTCTCGGAAAGATTGTTGGGATGTACCTGGTTGAAGTCGTTGTTGGTCCAACGGACATAACGATCGATCACGTAACTGGTTTCCAGTGGACAAGGTTGTTCGTACGGAGCCTTTCCGGCTTTCCGAAGCACGCATGACCTGGCGTGAGGACAGCGTAGAAGCCGTTTGTAGAGTCCCTGGAGGCTTAGGTCGGTCGGTTCGGATTCCGGGTTCGGGCATGTCATGGGAGACGCTGCCACCGGTCCCAGGATCGAACGGGCGAGCTGGTATCTATCGACTGCCTCCTTCTCGGAGGCAGTCAAGTTCATGTGCGGAATCGGCAACAGAGAATACAGATCCGGCAACGGCTGAACTTGTTCGATTGCGGTTTCGGCGGATTGTTCGGGAAGTTCTGGAAGAGAAGGCGAGATACTCACGCCTGTGGGTAGTATAACGCCGCAAAATAGGCGGGACCCCGATCCCGGTGCTTCAGTTG